AGCTGCCTCGGCGGGAAGCCCCCACTCGCCTCGCGCGCGCGCGGCGAGCGTCGCGCGTTCCTTGGCGATGTCCAGGTGATCGCGGATGGCGAAGATCGCTCCGCCCTTGAGGGGCCGGTACTCGATGCGGTGCCAGGCGCGGCCGATCTCGGCGCGAATCGTTTTGCGCGTCTGCTCGGGCAGCGCGTCCCATGCCGCACCCAGCGCGGCCCGTAGCGCGGCTTCCGTGGCGTTGCCGCGCAGTGTCGACTTCTCGCTGCGCTCGTGCGTGAAGCGGTCGCTCCGCCCGATCCCGATCGCGGCGCGCAAGCCGGCCCAGGTGGGACGGCGCACGCTCTCCAGATAGGCGATGGCGCTGGCGCGCTCGGCCGGATCAAGCGGGCGCTGGTTACCGCGTTCCAGCCTCAGCGCGTTGACGAGCTGCAGCATCTCGAATCGCTGCGTAAGCCATTCGGCCTTCAGCGCGCGCGGCTCGCCCGGTTCGAGGTCGTCCTCGCCGATCGTGCGGGCGCGGAAGAACGTCGGCTGCTGCGCCAGCGCCGCCGTCTCGATCCGCGATTTCAGCTCCGGGGTGAGGAGGTCGGGGTGGTGCTTCGCCTGTTCGGCCCACAGCGCCTCGAACTCCTCGCGCACCATCGGCCGGGTCTGGCCGACGCCGCGCCGTCGCGGCATTTCCCAGGCTGGCGGCGCCGTCCCAGCAGGCTTGAGGTGATCGTCGGATTGTAGGTAGGCGGAGAGCGTCCTCCCGGCGAGCCGCGCCGCCAGCGCGGCGCCGCGCGCCTGCGCCTCGGCGTCCTCCTGCGCCCTCCGGTCGGCGGGGTCTGACGGCGACGCGTCGCTACCGCGGCGGTGCCCGCGTGCGGCCTGTTCGGCTCCGGGCGAAACGTCTGCCTCCGCTGGGCCGACCTTGCGGCTTCCCTGGAAGCCGCGGCGCTTGAGTAGGTGGAAGATCGCCCAGCCGGCCTCCTCGGCGGCAAGCCCGTCTTTGAGGCCGCGAGCGCGCAGCGCATAGGGATCCTGTCCCGGCGGTGGCGCGGCGTCGGCGCCGGGAAGCAGCCCCGCCTCGGCGAGAACCGCGCGCAGATGCACCCGCCGCCACCGCCGCCGTCGAATCTGCCGCCGCATCAGACGCTTCTGCCGGCGCGCGGCGTTGAGCGGATCGCCGGGGCCTTGTGTGTCGATCTCGCGGGCTTCGGGAAACATTCGAACACCGAGGCGGAGGATCTCGCCCGCGCCTTCCGCCGTCGCCCACCCGTCCCAGCGGATCACCGCGAAGCCGACAGATGTGACCCCGAGATCGAAGCCCCAGACGATTTGCATCAACGGTCCCCCTTGGAAGGCCGCTTCGAAGGGTGTAATGAAGCCATCGTGTAGCGATGCTTGGTGTGGCCTATGGCTGGTCTGATTGGCCGGTCGCTTGCCGCAGGCAAAACAAGTCGTCCACACAGGTGCGGGCTGGGCATCCCGCGGATGAAGCGCCCCCTGACCCTCGCGCTGCGCGCGGGGGTCTTGCACTTTGGCGACCATTGCACCGAATAGCAGGCGTCCTCCCCCTTGTTGGCCCGCCATCGCATCGGTCGAGAATGCGGGCGGATCCTGCCGGATGCACCAGTCAACAGCCTATCGGCCCTCGCGTGCCTTTCACCCTCGAAGGTTTCCTGGGTCCTATAAGGGCATTTGCGCTCGACAATCTGCCGAAGCGCGGCGGCGATCGCGCCACCCTGGTCTGCTGGGGAAACGGCAGGCGACATGAAAGCGAGCAGCTCCGGCGGCACCCCGACCCGGAATGGGTGAGGCCAAGTGCCGGACATGGTGCCGAGAGCTGTCATTGTTGTCATCTCACGAGGCGTGGTCGGGGACACCGGCCGGCGGGCCATAGGCCGATGCAGCAGCCCGCTGGGCGGACCAGTCATCGGCCAAGCCCGACAGGAGGCCGACCAGGGAGATCCCCACCGGGGTCCGCCCGCCCAGGATGTCTTCGACAATATCCGGGGCAAGCATGGTCAGCTGAAGGAGGCGTCCGAGATATCCGCGGTCGATCTTCTCGCCCGCCGCCATTTCGCTGATCGATGTGTAGCGCGCCTCGTCCAGGAGCCGCTGGTATCGGAACGCCCGTGCCAGCGCCTTCACCAGCACCGGGTCGGCGCGTGTCGGGATGGCGGAGTCGGCGCCGGCGGCGGGCAGCGGCGTGACCACCGTCTTCCTGCCTGGCCGCCGCCGGATCTTCAGCGGCACCCGCACCGTGATGCTGGTCGCGGCAATCATGTGGCAGCGCTCCGCGCCGCGGGCGCCATCGCCCCGAGGTCCCGCACCAGCCCGGTCAGCCCCTCGGCCCGCATCCGGATGTCGGCGCCCTCCGGCCCGACGATGACTCGCTCCACGAGCGCCCGCACGATCCGCGCCTGCTCCGCCGGGAACAGCTCATCCCACAGCGGATCGAGCCGGTGCAGCGCGTCCCGCGCCTCGCCCTCGGTGAGGTCCGGCGCCTCCTTCCGCGCCGCGAGCCAGGTGCCGACCACGACCTCCGGCTGCCGCAGCAGCGCCCGGACCTGGTCTACCACCGCCGCCTCGATCTCCGCCGCCGACACGCGGCGGACGATGTCGCGGATGTCCGTGGCCGCGTGCCGCAGCACCGTCTGCGAGACATAGTAGCGGTACTGCTTCCCCCGCTTCACGCAGTGGGTCGGCGAGAGCGGCCGGCCGTCGATCCCGAACAGCAGGCCCTTCAGCAGCGCGGGCGCATGCTGCCGGTTCTGCGCGGCGCGGGCGCGCGGGCTGACCTGCAGGATGGCGTGCGCCCGGTCCCACAGCTCCCGCGGCACGATCGCCTGGTGCTCGCCGCGGTAGATGTTGCCCTTGTGCGTGACCTCCCCGATGTAGGTCCGCAGGTTCAGCGTCTTGTAGACGTCGCCCTTGTCCAGCAGCTTGCCGGACTTGCTGGTGATGCCCTCGGCCTGCAGGCGGCGGACCGTCTCCACCCCGGAGCCGGTCTCGACGAAGAGCTCGAACACCCGCCGTACCCGCGCGGCCTCGGGCTCGTTCACGACCAGCTTGCGGTTGGCGACGTCGTAGCCGAGCGGCACCTTGCCACCCATCCACATGCCCCGCGCCTTCGACGCCGCGACCTTGTCGCGGATCCGCTCGCCGATCACCTCGCGCTCGAACTGGGCGAAGCTGAGCAGGATGTTGAGCGTCAGCCGGCCCATGCTGGTCGTGGTGTTGAAGGACTGCGTGACCGAGACGAAGGTGACGCCGTGCGCTTCGAACACCTCCACCAGCTTGGCGAAGTCCATCAGCGACCGACTGAGCCGGTCGATCTTGTAGACGACGATGACGTCGATCAGCCCGGCCTCGATGTCGGCGAGCAGGCGCTTCAGCGCCGGGCGTTCCAGCGTGCCGCCGGAGAAGCCCCCATCGTCGTAGCGGTCGCGGACCGGGACCCAACCCTCGGCGCGCTGGCTGGCGATGTAGGCCTCGCAGGCCTCGCGCTGCGCGTCGAGCGTGTTGAACTCCTTGTCCAGCCCCTCGTCGGTGCTCTTGCGGGTGTAGACCGCGCAGCGGAGCTTCTTCACCGAGGCGGGCATCACCTCCGCGGCCGGCTTCCGGCCCCTCATGCGCTGCCTCCCGGCTGGCGCAGCCCGAAGAAGACCCAGCCGTTCCAGCGGGTGCCGGTGATGTGCCGGGCGATGGCGGAAAGCGACCGGTAGGGCCGCCCCTCGTACTCGAAGTCGTCGGCGCGCACGGTGACCACGTGCTGCACGCCGTCGTACTCGCGCACCAGCCGCGTGCCGGGCAGCGGCCGGCTGTCGGCGCGGATCCGCCGCAGCACCACGTTGCCGCCGTCGAGCTGCTCGCCGAGCGCCTCGAGCCGCGCCCGCGTCTCCGGCTTCAGGCCGCCATAGGCCAGCTCCTGGATGCGGTAGGCGAGCCGGCTGACGAGGTAGGGCCGGTTGAAGGGCGGCGGCTCCCTGCCGAACAGGGCCCGCCACTGCGCCTTCAGCTCGGCCGCCGTTGCGGTCTGCAGCGCGGCCAGCCGCGGCAGCACCTGCGCCGGCGGGATGCGCGGGATGGTCGGCGCCGGGGGCGCCACGCCCTGCGGATTCGCCTTCGCGGTCGACCGTCGGGTCATGCGACTCCCTCTCTCCTGGGGTTCGCATGACGGCGCTGGCGGGCGGTGGAGTGTAGGCGAATGGCTCCCGCCCCTCGGGCCTCGGCGGCGTCCCGGGCGAGATCCTCGGCAGCGCGGCTCCGCAGCCGCAGCAGGCCGCGGGCGAGGAGGTCGCAGACCTCGCGGAGGTGGGGCGGGAGATGCTGATTGAGGGGCTGAACGGCGAGGCGGGTCACGCCCCGCTGCTGCCAGAGATGCGCCCCTCCGCGCAATGCACCGATTGCAGCGAGGCCGCGAGGCTAGGTCCCGACCTGGCGCCCCAGCCAGATCACCCGCCCGATCACCTGGATCTCCGCGGGCGAGAGATCGACGAAGGCCGGATAGAGGTCCTTGTTGTCGGAGATCACGCTGACCCGCCCGTTGGTCGGGTTCACCGCCACCCGCTTCGCCTGCAGCCCGCCATCGGTGCGGATCACGTAGATCCCGTCCTTCTGGCCCGGCCGCTGCTGCCCCATGTCGACCAGGACCGAATCGCCCTGGCGCAGCGTCGGCTCCATCGAATCGCCGTCCACCGTCAGCACCACCAGGTCTCCGAGGTTCCCCCGCGCGACGCGCTTGAGCCAGTCGACCCGGAACGCGATGCGCGTCGCCGGCGGCGTCTCCTCGGCCTCCGCGCCGGGGCCGGCCGAGACCATGGCGTCGTAGACCGGCAGCATGGCGAAGCGGTCGCCGCCGATCTGCACGATCTCCGGCATGGCGCGGCAGCGTCCCCCGCCCGCCGCCGCCGAGCCGGCCTCGAGATAGCCGAGGATCACCGGGATCTCGTGCGCGCGCAGCGGCCGCTTGCCCGCCAGGAGCCGGCTCACCGTGCTGGTGTCGACGCCCATCGCCGCGGCGAGGCCCTTCTGCGACTTGCCGGGTCGGGCGAGCCCCTCGCGGATCTGCGCGATGGTCAGCATGGCGATTCGGCGCGGCGCGCCGGTCCGCACGCGGGTCGGGCTGTCGGCATGGTCGGGCTCCCGCCTGGAGTCGCCCCGGAGCCTCCATGGGGGAAACCGTGGATACCGGGGATGGTGTTGCGTAATCCGCAACGGGATGGGCGTCAACAGGTTGCGGCGCAATTGATGCATTGTCGCCCGCGCCGAGGGCGCTCTACCTATCCCGCATGCCCTCGGTTGAACCCGCCGCCACCGTTCTCGCCCGCTTCGGCGGCGCCGGCCCGCTCGCCCAGCTCCTCCGCCTCGACCGCAGCGCCGTCCATCGCTGGGCGCTGCCGAAAGACCGCGGCGGCAGCGGCGGCCTGATCCCGGCGCGCCACCACCGGCGCCTGCTCGCCCTCGCCGCCGCGCACGGCATCGCGCTCAGCCCCGCCGATCTGATCGGCGCTCCCGCGGCCACCGGCGACCCGCCCCGCGCCGGGGCCGACGACGGATAGCGACGCTCCGTCCTCCCCCGTTCCTCCCCGCCCGATCCGTCCCCGCCCTTTCCGGAGCATCGCCGCATGCTGTCCGCACGGTTGCCTGTGCCCGAGATCCAGCTCGCCGCCGCCGTCATCCACCGCGCGCTGGAGGATGCGTCCACCCCCGACGAGCGGCTGGCCCGGCCGCGGATGATCAGCACCGCCCAGGGGCCGCGCCGCACCTTCACGCCCGGGCTCAAGCCGCGCGAGCGCGAGGAGGCGGTGCGCTTCCTGCTGGACGGCGCGCCCGGCTGGCGCCAGGCGCGCGAGGCCTGGTGCGAACTCGCCGATCTCTGTCCGCTGCGGCTCAGGCGCAGCGCGCTGGCGCGGATCGCGCCGGAGGCGATCCCGCAGGATCTGCGGCGGGCGCTGCGCATCCCCGATCCGCAGGCGCCGGCGCGCGACGCCGCGGGCGCCGTGCCGATCCCCGTCCCGCACCAGCAGGAGGCAGCCTGACCATGGCGATGCTCGTCAATCGTCCGACGCTCGATTCGCTCCGCCACATGCCGGTGGGCGAGATGATCGCGCTGCCGGCCGAGCACCTCGCGCTGCTCCAGACGGACGCGCGCGACGCGCTCGATGCGGCCAGGCGCCAGCTCGACTGGATCGAGGCCGCCATCGCGCTGCGCTACGAGCAGCGTGCGATCGCCGCCCGCGGCGCCGCCGGCAAGGACACCGGCACGGTGCGCTTCCAGGACGGCGCGGTCGAGGTCGTCGCCGAACTGCCGAAGCGGGTGGAGTGGGACCAGGGGCGGCTCGCCGCACTGGCCGAGCAGATCCGCGCCGGCGGCGAGGACCCGACCGAATACGTCGAGGTCAGCTTCAAGGTGCCGGAGCGGGCCTATGCCGCCTGGCCCGAGCGCATCCGCCAGGCCTTCGAGCCGGCGCGCATCGTGCGCACCGGCAAGCCGAGCTATCGGCTCACCATCCTCTCGGAGACGGCTCGCCGCGACAGCCCGCATGCCGGCAACCTCGGGAGCATCGGCTGATGGCGCTGCGCATCGTCACCGCCGATGAGCGGCTCTCGGCCGGGGCGAACAAGACCACCATGGCGCTGTTCGGCCCGAGCGGCGTCGGCAAGACCAGCCTGCTCAAGACCCTGCCGGCCGAGGCCACGCTGTGCATCGACCTCGAGGCCGGGCTGAAGTCCGTCCAGGACTGGCGCGGCGACAGCATCCCCATCCGCTGCTTCGAGGACGCGATCGACCTCGCCTGCCTGATCGGCGGCGTGAACCCGGCCGCCGACCCGAACGGCTTCTTCTCGGCGGCGCAC